TCTGATACCAGTTATTGTATTAGTCTTCACATGCTCCACCTACACAATACTTTGAGTTAATAATCTCATCAGCCAAGTCAGAACTAACAGTCTTACGTTCAGCGTCATCAATAGTTTTCTCAATACTCTTAAGCTCTTCACTCTTTAATAGAATATCAATCTCATCTACAATAACCTGTGCTTGGTCTGCATGTGTATCACCTATACTATGTTGGTCTAAAAACCTTATATGGTCAAGTAGTAAACTTCTTGTTCGTTTAAATAAGTCTTCACTCATATTAACTCTCCTTATCTATCTTACGATTAGCGTACCAAATCATCTTACCTAAATCTTGTTTGAGATTACCTTTATGCTTACATCTTAAAAGGTATTTACCACACTGCCATAGTAAGGGGTCATCGCTAAAGAATTCTTCTAGTATGTCTATGACCTCCCACTTCTTATTAGTGTAGTGAGGGGGGTGATTAACTTCATCTGCTACCGTGTCATGTGACACGTTTTGTTTTTGTTTTTTCATCTATATTAAATGTTTGTTTACCTATAACATAATACTCTAGCATATCTATATTAGTTTCGTCAATTAGTAAAGATTTTCCTCCCGCAATACTAATATCTCTTAAGTGTTTTTGTTGGAGTAAAGTTGGTTTACCTCCGTTAGCTTTACACTCAATGCCTACGAATGTTCCCTTGTAACAAGCTATGATGTCAGGCACTCCACTAGCACCATATCCTCCAGTAGCGGGCATACAGTAATATGCCCCCAAGTCTTTTAATACCTTAATAACTTTTGTTTTTACTTTTTTCTCGGGTGTTGCCATTTACTTCTCCTATTAATTAATTAGTTGACATCCATTATATATAACATACCTAATGCAAACAATTGGTCTGAGTTAGTTGTATAAGTCATCCCTACTTTTAAATCCTTGTCATAATAATTGTTAGTATTACGTGATAGCATTACACTAGAAACAAAGGTATCTCCTAAATCTTCCCTAGTAATTTTGTGCATAGTAAGTATGGGGGCTAACTTATCATACTCAGGGTAATCTTCTATATTTTTATACGCAACGGGTGTTTCAAGTATCTCTAGCTCTGGGTTATCTAGGTCAGTTATTCGAGCTTTGAGTATTACTCCCCCATTACCGTGTACCTCTCCCCGTACTATCATATAAAACGGATTGAGTAATCTTTGTTCTACTAGAAGTCTAGCTTTTTGTGTATCATCCTTCAGCTTACCAAACATACTAAGGAGTCCTTCGGCTATATCATAGTCTTTGGGGTTCATAGGCACATCATTTATTAGTTTATCTAGTATTGCGTGTAGAGGTTGTCCGCTCACCACCACCCTACTATATTCGTGGTCAATAGATTTGTAATCCCCCACTACTTTTATTATATTTTTTATTTCCTTTTTACCATTAAGTAACTCTATGTCTGTTGAGGGTTCTTTTGTTCCTTCACCGTATGGTAATTGGTTAGCTATATTTTTCATCAGTGCACTTAGTTTTACTGACTTAATAAAAGATGAATCTCCCTTAGCTTTCAAAGTCTTGTTAGTACTATAATAATATGATGTCGTCACGTTACCATTCATCACCTCTTCCTTCGCCCATACAACACAGTTTGGTAAACCCTTCTTCGTTAATACATATGCCGACTCATTAACCAACTTTGTTACATCCACACTAGAAAAAATATTATGATTCATTACAACTCTATCTTGATTAGGGTGTAATTCCCAATAATCTCCCCACTTAGATTCAGCGGCGCCTATGGTAAGTACTTTCATATCATATTTATGACATAATTCAGCCACAAGTGGGTAAGCTCGTGCGTGTTTTAATCTAAAGTCATCACTATCAAAATACTCTAGTCTATCATCTTGCATTATTATCTCCTCTCATGTTAATTTCAATCGGGTATTTGCTCGTTGGATAATATCCTAGCTCACTAGGTACAACCTTCTTATTATATGTTCCGACGTTACGTTCATATAGATACTCATGATAACTATCCATCAATTTATCTACAAATTTTTCTTTCCCCCAAGAATCTATCTGCCAAGGGCTAAAGTAATGTAACGCGTTACCAAGCGTAGCTGATACTATTACTGCATTTATGTGCATACTTGATTCATACAAAGCGTCTAAGTATGCCCATTCATTGGGAGCACTGCGTTGTTCTTCCCTTATCTCTGTAATCTGTTCAGTTATTTCTTTAGATTCAAGAGCGTTCACCCATGAGTGTAATAACTGACGTACATGAATGTGCTCGCTTTTTATCTTCTGTGCTTTTTTACGTATTAGCTTTTTAAGGGTAAGGTCATATGGGACTATCGGTTCATCACTTATCATATCAAACTTCATACCCCTTCGAATAGGTCTTACAGTATAATATTTAGCCTCTGCGTCTAAGACTTTGATATATACATATCCTCCTCTGCCACTTTGTTCGCAGAACTTACTCCCATTATTCCACCCCCAATTACCATTATCACCCTGAGTAGCATTTAGGCTTTTGAGTATCGTAGTTTCCCCCTGTCTATAGTCAATGGGATTTCCAAACTCAACAATGTTATTAGGATGTACTGTTACTAACTTTATGCCATAATAATATACATCATATTCTTGTTCCCCATTCTCGTTAATCCTAGGTCTAAAATACTTATGCCCATGATGTCTATCCCAATAAGGATATTCTTTTTTATCTCGTCCTCTATAAGGATTCTCAGTAATTTCTATTACTGCTAACTTATCATGTGTTATATGTTCTAACATTACTTATTCTCCATAAATAAAAGTGTTGTATCAATGCACTCTTGCTTTGTCTTAAGATAAATGTTCGAGCCATAATCTACTGACTCAAATGCCATTCCTTCTTGGCACACATAATCATTTGGTAGTGGATTAATGTACGGTTCTATTGCATAATAACTCCATACACTTACAACACCTATGAGTATTCCTAGTAACACATCTATCTTGTTCACCTGACCTACCTCGCGTATTTCTACGCGTTGATTAACTTTCTGCATTTTCTACCTCCTCGACCAAACAGTCGATACCAGTTACTTCCCACACATAGTCCTCTTGTACTAACTGTTTAGCTTGCTCACAACTCTCGGCTTCAACAACAATAGGCTTGATGTACTGTGTTATCTCTACTTTAAATAGTGCCATTTTTCATACCTCCTCTCGCATTAAATATCATTACCTCAAGTTTCATAAGACTTAATAACTTTCTTAGTTCACTAACTGTCTTACCATACCGTGTATCATATAAGGTACGTAAATGTGAATGACGTTCTGTTGTTTCAGGGTCAATCGGGCTGAATACCTGACAAGTGTAAAATCTCTTAACAAAGTAATCCTCTACTTCCTCTAAGAGTTCATCAGTTGGAGTGCCAAAGACTACTCCAGGTTTTATTCCTAATTGGTGCATAATAATCTCCTTAGTAAATTGAATCGTGTCATGTGACACGTTCACAGTTCTTGTTTAACAATCTTACCTGTTGGTACTTCTAACCTATCATTCTCAGTAACAAGCCATAGAGTTTCCATAGATATATTCCACGTCAGCTTATCTACATAAAAATATCCATCAGTAAAGACTATCGTACCTATTGCATTAATTTTCTTATCATTAATATAGTTAGGAATACATTGAGGGTCAGTACCTCCACCCCCTTGCGGTTTAAGCAGAGTATTTATTTGCTCATACTCTCCGTCTGTAAAGACTTGCTCACCGTGTACCTCTGTATCCCACCATAATATCCTCACCTTCTCAGGGTTAGCCGTCTCACATATCTGCACTAGCTCACTAGCAAACTCAGATAGTTCCTTACTACCTATCGAGCCTGATGTGTCTATTGCTACTATGAGTTCACCCACCCTGTCGTTCTCCATGCTTGGTAAATAAATATCATCAGCGAGATGTCGCTTATTAAACTTCCGCCATGTATATTCATCTTTACCTCGCGTGGTACTCATAACAAAGTCTTTTAGTATAGCTCGCCAATCGACCTTGCCATCTAGTAAGTCTTGGATAGACCTTGGCGTCTTACTACCTAACTTCGACGCTAGTATTCCACCCTCACGTAAAGCTCTATCAATCTTCTTACCTAAAGCCTCTTGCTCTTGGGGAGTTAAGTTACTTGCCTCACCCTCACCAAACCCATGTTCATCCATTGGGTCAAGCTTAGGTTCTTCACCATTCTCCCTCTTTTGTCTCAGGTCGTTATACACCTCACGCACCGACCAGTTGTGATACTTATTATCCTGTAACCCCCCCTTGGGTAACCTCAAGTGATTTGGATCTTTTACGTTGACAATTACGTCGTTGACAACATAATCTGCTGACGCATTGGTTAGTTGTGCGTCATCTTTAAACTCACGTTCGAACCTAGTAATGTGCTTGAGTGCTACGTGTAAGTTCTCATGTAGTATCAATGCTCTAAGCTCTGAGTCGTCAAGCCCCTCCATAAACTTACGACCATACACTTTGTTTATTCCGTCTGTGTACGCAGTGGGACAGTCATCAGTTACGGTACTCTTACCCATCAGTATTACACCCGAGAACAATGCCGTCTCGGGGTGTTTCATTAAGGCTACATGAGCCTTCTTAAGTCTTGTTTCCTGTGTGATACTCATAGCTATCTCCTAAAATAGTTCGTGATTATCAGTTGCCCACTTAGCAATTTGCATATTGTTCCTTGCTAACCCTCGAGAGTTCTTACTTCGCACCATCATGGTAAAGAACACTGCTTGCATTTCACTAGAGGGAATACGGTTAGTGAATGACATAAACTTAGTCAGTTCATCCTGTGTCTTGAGCCTATCAGTTGCTTGGAACATCAACATCAGTTGAGCTGATATCTCCTCGGGTATATCTATCTTCTCAGGATTCTTAAGGATGTCATCAAACCTAGGTAATTGTTTCTCTAACGATAGAAACGCACTCATATCACCTGACGCACTCACTCCAATAGTACCCGCTAGTGCTGACAGCGTGGCATTTTCTCCTAGTATGTCTCGGTTCTCCACTATGATAGACGCCTTCGCTAATGACCTTGGGGTAACAAAGGATAGCTGTGGTTTCTTGGGTTGGAATATGTACGGGTTGTCCTCTTGTCCGTCATCTAAGTAACTATTAAGTGAACGAGGGAACATATGAACCCATGCTCTAATCAAAGCACTCACCCCATTATTACCCGCCCACGGTATCCATGCGTCTGCGTTAGGTTTTTCCATTTGCATAATACAAACTCTGTTACCCGCGTGAGCAAGCATGGTATCGCCTACTCCGTCTGACTGATTGTTACTTGTACCAAACACGATACTTCCCTCGGGTAGAGGTGTATCGCCTACATGTCTCTCTAACATCAGCCTAGTAAAGATGACCTGTAATAACTTCGGTGACTTCATAAACTCGTCGAGTAGTATGACCTTTGGCTTTGGGGATTCCATTTTAAATAGTGAGCCAACATAACTCTCCAATGTTTTAGTTGCATGGTTAGGAATAGTCATAGCTATGTCACTCATGTCTTTAACGGGACAGTCAACGTAGATGTAATCATACTTGTCACCTAAGTCCTCCTCTATGAGTTTCAATAGCGACGTCTTACCACAACCAGGTTCGCTCTGTATTATCGGTGTAAGTTCTGTACCGATAGTTGGTATTGCTTTTCTTAACTCTTCAATTGTTACTGTATACATAATAAATCTCCAAAAGTTAGCGTGTCAATTGACACGGTTAGAAACTAAACTTACTAAGAATGTCATCAACATTCGTTTTTACCTTGTCGCGTACCATGTCACTCTCACGCAGTAGCTCTGAGTCGATACCAGTTAGGGCGTCGTCTAAGAGTTTAATAACTGTTTGTAGTTTGCGACTATCCTCGTTGTCGACTAGCTTGAATTGCGCGTACGTACGACAGAGTTCTTTTGCCTTTTCGAGGGTGCTATCATATATCTTACGTTTCTTTGATTTGACTTCACCGTCTTTTGTTGTGACCTCATGCGTTCCACAACAGTGTGAGATACTTTCCATGACCTCAGTGACTCTTCCAATTTGTTGATGTAGTACATTTTTAACTATCTCCTCAGCTTGTTGTTGGTAAGAAATCTTCAAGTCATCAGCAAGAGCTTGCGATACCTGACACCTAAAGTCTTGCTCGGGTACTTCTGATACATACAACCGACAGCCAAACTTCTGCCTTACTTCCTCGACCTCGGGGTAATCATCTGCGTTATACATATCACCCTGTGAGAAAGCCATGTTTGACCTAATAGAATCATACTTATCACAAAAGTCGTCAACTAATGCTTTAAAGCTTTTCTCATGCTCGCTATACTCCTCCTTGAATGTTTCCAAGTCTACGACGGGTAGTAAGTCTTGAGTGTTGTTCCAGCGATATGTCTTACGCTTCATCCAGTTGTATATGGTTTGGCGATAGTTAATAATATCTTTATGGAACACATTGTTAGCGAGTAGGTTCTTAACAAACCGTCCCGCGTTTGCGTCTGCTCTCTTTGAGGTAGTAACCTCACTGCTGATAACTCTGTCTTGCTTTGTTGCTGACCAAACATTTATATCTACTGAAACCAGTAACGACGATGTCGCTAGAGATATAATATGATTAGGTTGTTGCAGTTGTACTGCTTGAGTTTCAAAGTGCATAATGATTCTCCTAATGTTATGAAAGCGTGTCAATTGACACGCCCCCGATTGTTAAACTGCCTATGTATGTCACGCCCCTCCTTTATCACCAAATTGGTGAACTTCGTTACAATACCGTAGATAGTCCTCGTACTCCTCCTTACTTTGGAATACGTCCTCCACGTCATCATCAGACTGCCTACTGATGTTCTTGCTGGTTGCACGCTCATGTGCCTCCTTTATTTCTACTATTAAAGCATTTTTAAATTTACCCATACTTATCTCCTTTATTGTTAAGACTTGTACTCATAGGTAAAGAATGGCACTAATTATCAATCCCACTCCAAACCCAATACCCAACATACAAAAGCCAATAACAAACTTATCAGCATTGTGACGTTGTTGTTCTTGTAGCCAAGACTTACGTTTTGTATAATCTATATACATATCACACCTCCTGTCGTTAAATAAACTACCGTGTCACGTGACACGCTTACAAATGGCAGTGAGTATACAATATCTGTCTTTTTCTCTAGCCATACTATTATTATACTATAACTTTACTAATTACAAAGTGTTTGAGATGAAAAAGTCGGGTTGTGATTGAGCGTTATTTATAGGTTTGGAATAGGTTTGGAATGGGTTTTAGAGTAAGTTCGGTATACCACTTCTAGTTTGAGTTTGTATGAGGTAATGTTCTCTTAAATGATAGGGTATTAAAGATGCTAGAAAGGGTAAGATTCTGTTCCAGTTTTGTTCCAGCGTTGGTTTTGTTTCAGCTAGGATTAT